CCACCAAGAGCTCCAGGGAGTTTGTTTGTTAGGGAAAGCAGCGCTCCCATTGCTGTAAGAATTGCAGCAACTACTTTTGCAACAATAGTCATAACTGGAAGAGCTTTAACAAAGGCGTCTTTTATTTGTGTTCCAATATTAGAAAGTGCCAAATAAACTTCGGCAAATGCCATAGAAAATTTTGTTAAATTGTCTAAAAACGATTTGTCAGTAAAGAACATGGCAATCTGATCAACGGTTCCACCAAAGCTTTCACCCACGGCGCGTAAAGCAGGCAACAAAGCTTTCCAGATACCAGAAGCAGCATCCTGCAAAGGACGCAACCATTCTACTATTCTACTGGCTAAGTTACTAAAGGTTTTCCAACCATCACTCAATCTTCCAAGAGCATTCGTAGCGTCAGGAACACGTGTCTCAATTAGTCTTCCAATAGCATTGGTTATTTTTCCAAAACCATCGGCAAGTTTCTGAAGCGTTCCGCCATTTACTACGCCACCCATTTCGGCATTGATGCGCATGAACAAGACTCTTATGTCGCCCGTCATTTGTTGGAAAATTTGCTTGACCGGCCCGAGAAGAGGTTCACCCATTTCAACAAACATTCCCTTGATTTCACTCAAGGCACCCTTTGCTTGACCAACAAGCGTGTTGTTCATGTTTCCAAGTTGACCAGAGTACTTTTTGAAAGTATCTCCTAGTGTTCCGTTAACAGCAGCTTCAGCAAACTTGTCATAAGTGTTGATTCCCTGAGCGTTTGCTTCTTTAAGTATTTTCGTGAACTCTGGGCCAAGCGCTTTACCGGCTTGTTGAACTTTGGAACCAAACGTTCCGCGCTTCTGATACTCAGCCATAAACTTTGCTAGTTCTTCTGAGTTCTTGCCTATGTCCCCTCCCATACCGCTTGTAACATCCGCTAAGGCTCTAAAAGCTGCGGTTGTTTTACCAGTGACAGGTCCCTGCTTGGAGAGGGTTGAGAAGGCTGCGGTAAGCGACTTTGATCCAAGTACTGCTAATTGAGCATCATCCACAAACATCTTCATTGCGGAAGAAGCAGCCTCAACACTACTGGCTGTATTTGTTGCCCCATCAGCAAACATTGGAGCAAAAGAAGTTGACGCAAACTCTCTCTGAGCTGCTAAGAATGTGGCAAAAGCAGCCGTTGCCGCAACTATTGCATAAGCAACACCAGATAGGGCTAATTGATACCCCTTAGCGAATGCTGCGCCCGATTTAAATAGCAACGCCGATGAAGCAATTGCTAGTGCTGCAGCGGCCATTTCAATAGCCATTGGTTTAATGCCAAATTTTATAAGTTTGTGCAATCCGCCCAAAAGGGTCTTGGTTGCGTCATTGACACTAAAAAGTCTCTTCAGGAAACTATCCTGATTTTTGGTCGCATTCTTAGTTGCGCCAGAATGACTATTTAAGGCTTTGGTATTTTTATTTGCGCCTTTTGCAAGAGAGTCATGAGTGGATGTAACTTCATCCATCTTCTTGCGATGTTTATCCATCGTTTTGGTGCAGTCATCAACTTCACTGCACATTGCGTTAAGAGCTGCGCGTACTGCGGTGATACTGGCAATATCGGCATCAACGTCAATTTTAATTGTGACATTCTCAGCCATATGCACTCCGAAGTATTAAATATAATACGAGTTTTAACTACTTCTCCTTAGAAGCGCGCTCTCTATCATCTCCAATAACTTTAGCACACGCTACTCTTATCAACCACTCCGTATCATCACCATCAAGGATTCTGATGGGGTCAGTACCAAACAACTCACCTAACCGTGCAGCAGAAATTACCCGCACGTCTTCAGTTAAGAATTGGATGACCCCTTCGTAGGGTCCATAGTTTCCACCGAGTCCCCATATCCAGATGCTTCCATGATTGCCACCGCAGCAGCTTCAACATGGGGTTCAAGACCAAAGAAAGCACGAACACAGTCAGGAAGAGCGCGTGTCGTCTTGGTCATTTCAAGGATTTCTGGAGAAGCAAAGTTGACTTCATAACCGTTGCCATCAATAACCATTTCGCCGTTAAATGCAATACCTGTGGTTGTGTGGCCAATAACTGAGCAAGCAAACTTGAGGGTGTCCATCCCTGATTTGCTTTCTTCTCCTGCGTTTTTTCTCCAAGACTTCAACTGATGCTGAGTGACGTTGGGTGAAACGCGGACAGTAACGCCGGGTCGCTCTGGAACTTCAACAAAGATATCAGGACGCTTTACGCTTCCTTCAATAACTTTTTTGAGTTGTGCAAGGATTGTTGGCTCATTTGACGCACCAGGGGTGTCGTCTACTGGCATGATTGTGAAAGGTGTATCCATAAAAGTGACATTATCATGGCCGGTTTGTAACAACCGGAACTATCAAAATTTAATTATGCTGTTGCAACTGCGACTGACGAGATCATGAAAGTCAGACCAAAAGTGGCAGGAGTTCCGCTTGAAGCATCACCGTCTGGTTCCGTAAGACCGACCAAAAGAGCCTGACCGTAGTATCTGTCGTTTCCAACTAGTTCAATACCAGTGTTCAACACCTTGACTGTGATATCGTAATAAACTCTACCGACAAGTTGACGAAGAGCTTGCATGTTCGCAATAAAGGTAGTGTCAGCTACTGCATAGTTAGTAAGAGTCACATCCCCTACTTCTGCTGGAGCCGTAACAATGGATGGCCACTTTGCCCCACCGTGGTACACCTTCTCAACCTGTGCTTGAATTTCACCGCCAGATACTTGAGCAAAAAACTCAGCAAAAGTTGGAATCGTACCAAGCGTTGTGTCCGCCTGAGTAAGTGACGGGGAAATAGCAGCAACAATTTGGCGCTGTGGAGCAATCTTTGCAGCATTATTTCTAATGTTGTATGCGGTTCCGTTTTGGTTTGACATGATGGTTCTCCGTCTTAGGCGAGGTTAGTTGTCAGGTTTGACTTGATAATGCTTACAGTGATTTTGTCACCAACACTTGAGATACGAACTCCAACTTGGGCTTTAATAAGACCTGTTTGAAGTTGTGAAACTGGGTTAAGTGTATCGTTGACTGTAATGGTGTAACCATAGTCTGTACGGCGTCCACGAGCATCAAATCCTTCATAGAAACCACCAGAAAGTCTGATTGGTTCAAGAACTCCCTGAATCGCTGATTCAATGTTGCCGTAAAGTGTCTTTCTTCCATTGATAGAAGAAAAGATGAGTGCTTCAAGTTGAAGCTCACATCTGTCAACGATGTAGTTGATTGTGTCTCTATTTGTAATAAATCTGAACTGAGCAACATCTGTTGAGTGAGAACGAGCACCGTAAACTCTTACATCGCCGTTAATGATTCTGATTGCATTAACATAAGCAGCATCAAGAGCATCACCGGCTGTCCTGCCGACAACGGTTACAACTCCATTAACAAATCTTGGAATCGTAATTTCACCTGCGTAAGCTTCCCAAGTTCCAGTTGCGGTCACCGTTTTTGAACGAGCAGCCGCAACATATGATTCTGGAGAGATACTGATTGAGTTACCAAGATAAGGAATCGTGATCCACGGATAGTACATCGCGAGGTACTCATGATTGTCACCCACATAACCAGTTGACATCGTGGCAACAGAACTCGCATCGTCTGTTTCTTCAAACGAAAGAAGAGCAACTCTGTTATTTGCTACACAATGTGTCTTGATAGGGTTCCAGAAATCTGTTTCACGTGTTGTTGAAGATGCGGTATCAACCGCACCAGGAATGGCTACACAACCAGTGCCAAGATCTTCTGTGAAAAGAGCAAGAGCAGAAATAAAATCTGCTGTTGTGGCGGCACCGTCAGTTCCTGCGTTAGCAAGCGCAGCGGCTGTAGAAACAGTAACAAAAGCGGTATTTGCACGATTCGTGGTGGCTGCTGTTACATAGTTTTTAAGAACAGTACTGTTGTTCACTGCATCAACGAAATCTCCAGAGTTTTCATATCCACCGGTCCAGAGTTCTACGCCGCTATACTTAATGGAAAATGTGTAAACACCAGAAACAGCCGCACTTACAGTGATGGAAATGTTCTCGCCCCAGTCGCCGCGACCAGCCGCAGTGAGTGTTACTGCAACAGTAGATCCTGTGGAAATCAAACCCAAAGAAGCTCTGGCGTTTGAACCAGTGCTCTTAGTAGCTCTTGCTACATAACAAAGAGAGCCACCCTCTTCAAAAAATGTGTAAACACTTTGGTAAAGGTACTTACCAGACACAAAACCGCCAAAAGCGGTCGTGTAGTCGTCAATACTTGTACATGCGACAGCAAAAGTGTCTGAACCGCGTTCCGCTTCACCAACAACAAAAAATGTTGCCCCTGGCGCAGTGGTAGATGCCGAAGCACCCGTTCTGATTGCTGTGTTGATTGTTACTCCGGGCATCCGCCATCCTCCGTAAATTATGTTTGGACGATTAAATTGGCCTCGTCAGTCCTTACTGCGAGTATACATTTATTCAACCGATTCTTCAGGAACTTCTGTAGTATCAGAACTTACTTCTTCAACAATTTCCTCTTTTGTTTCTTCAACAGGTGTGGTTTGTTCTTGAATCGGCTCTTCTGTAACTTCAGTAGGTTTTTTTGAAGATGTTTTTTTTGTTGATTTTGTGTCTGTTTCTTGCTCAATAACAACATCAACAACGACTAAATGGCCTTTTCGCACATTGGCTAAGGCTACTGGATTCCACTCAACAGAAACACTTTTGCCGTTATCTAGGCGATCTCCTGCTTCGTTGTATGAGGTTGAACTGATTGAACCATTAAGAAGGGTGACTAGTTTTCCTTCATATTCTTGATATGTATTCATAAGTTTTCCCAATCAACCTTCGCTTGGATCCATGTCTAGCATCTCAATTTCATAAGTGTCTACCATTGCAATTTGCTGGCGATAAACAATTTCATTGATTACTAAATCATACCCTATATAAGCACCTGCAAGAACCCGGTCGCCTTTTAACATAGTTAAATCAGAAAATTCCTCAGTAATACTAGACGAATCAATATAGGCTTCGTAATCTCCATTTGCGTCGTTTAACGTTTGCAACGAAGGAACATCAAGAAGCGCAGAACGAACCACCGTCGTAAGCCTGTCTCTCATTAACGTTACTTCTTCAGAACTATCACTTCTAGTCCAAACATAAGTACGCATAGAATATGTGACACGGTAAACAGCATCGCCTGTATATGTAAAACCAGACTGGTCAAACCTATTGGCTGAAATTGATACCGTAATCAAAGTTGGCCAATGATCAAGGGCTATAGGTTCGTGGGAAAGATAGAGAAGCGGATCGGGGAGGGTTTCGTCATCCAAATCCCAACCATTTCTGTACCTAAGCATTCTTCCAGGAATGTCAGCTTTGAGATAATCGCTCACATATTGCTTAGCGAACTGTGGTCCCTGCATTAAGTAATCAGTCATTATGAAATATCATTTCCCACGACATGTTCACGTGTTTTCATTCCTAGCATTTTTGCAAAAAACGGTGGTTCAAAAACTACTTGACGCTTAGCCATTTTTGATGTTCCATATTGGTGGAATTTTGCGTACTCAACCGAGGTTCCAAATTCAGCTCTGGTAAAACCAATATGGTTCTCTGGGCCATTGAGGTCAGAAAGGCTCTTGAAAAGTGCCCCTGACTGCTGAAGTATTGGCTTTCCTGGATAACGAACGCCCTTCCAAGCGGCGTAGCGAGCATCTAGAGGATCCCATCCACCGACCATGAGTCCTGAAGTAGTGAAGTTTAAGGCGTTTGCTCTTTTTAGATAACCTTTTGCCCAACCAAATACTGGACGAAAGTCTTGAGATCTGCGAATCATTTGATCCATACGCCTAATAGCGTTATCCGCATTGCAAGAAATATTCATGCTAAGACTCATTTATGCGACCCTAGTTCTTCGCCATCTTTTAACAGCGGCAAGTTCTTTTTCCAAGAATCCTGTTTCCTGAAGTGCAACTTCACGAGGGTTCAAATCCTTAATACCAACCACGTCGTCATGCATATTCTGCATTTCCCTAGAAGCTGCTCTTAATATCATTAACTGGAAAACCTTTATTCCATCTCCGGCTAAACCTGCTCTGTAGGAGATGGTGATGATGTCGTTGGCAAAACCACGATAACAGTCAATTCCAAATCTTCTCACGGTGTAATCATTACCTAATGCAACAACCGTTCCAGTTTGAGCAAAAGTTCCCGCAGTAAGACCACTCTGTGTCACCGTGAAAGTGTTGGTAGCAACAGAAGAAATAACATTAGATGAAAGATTTAGAGCAGAAGTACTCAAACCGCTCACTTTAATTTTTTGACCGACAGTAAAACCGTG